GAAATATTACCAGATGGGACTCAAACCATGAAGGTCGTAAATAATAATTACGAGATAACATTAAAAGATAAAAAAATATTAATTGGTGGTAGTGCAGATATAGAACTTATGAATGGTGATTATAATATAGTTACCAGAAAACAAGGTGATGATGGTGGTAATGTTTTTATTACATGTGACTCCGATATTAGTTTAACAGCAAAAGGTGCAATTAAATTAAAAGGTAAAGTATCTATTAATGGTACAAAATATGATGATTAAATATTATGACCGAAGAAAATAATACTGCTGTTGCAACTGTCCCTTGTCCACAAGTTATTATTCCAAGTGCAGATGACTTAGAAGAAGCAATAATATCTATAATAACTAACTATGGTGCAGAAGTACTTGAACCCATAGAAGAAATATTAGGTGCATTTCCATTATCTTTTACATGGCCATCTGATTTAGATATTCCAGAATTAGAATGGGAAGCAAAGATACAAGCAATCATAGAGGAATTTAAATTATATCCTATTGTCAAGATTGCAGAATTCTTAGGAGTCCCATTAACAGTTGTCGTTCCACCCTTTGGTTTAGAAGTAGATTGTAAAAAACTATTCGAAGACCCAGAGTATAAAAATGAACTTCTTAAACAATTAAAAGAAGAAATAGGTATTGACAAAATAGAAAAACTCATGTCAGAGTTTAGTGCAGAAAATTGGAATGGTGAGTTTGGTATTGACATCCCAGATATTCAATTACAGAAAGCATGGAAGGAAATGATTGAGGAACTCCAGAAGTTAATGCAAGGTGGTTTCTTAAAGAAGATTGCAGACCTACTAGAGAAAGAACCATTAGAGACTATTATAAAATCTCTACCAGACCCTATAGGATTCTTTTTAGAATTAATTAAGTCAATTCCTAATGGTGGATTTGAGTTTGATTCAGAAGCACTATTTAAAAAACTTAGAGAAGAAGCTGAAGAGGCAGGTGTTGAACTTAGAGATTATTTACTAGATACAGAAATACCTTTTGTATCCGAAGTTCCATCTATACTAGGTCTAGATGATATCTTACCGAAGACTCTAGGTGATTTAATTAATTTAGATATTAAAGATAAACAAATAGATTTTCCTAGATGGGATGAACAAAAACTATTTGAACGATTTAAAACTTTTATAAAAGACTTACCTCAAATATTGATTGAAGCATGTCTTGAGAAACTTACAGAACTTATTAAGTTCTTTATACCACCAGAAATACCGATACCATTTACTCTATGTACATTCCTATCAGTAATTGGTTTCCCAAAAGAGATATCAGTTGAGAATCTAGTGTTAGATGGTGCATAAATACTACTATGAGTAATAACTATCTAAAAAATCAAAACAAGATTACTGCAAGAAGGTGGTACACTGATATCGATTTAAATATCACACCACATCCTTCTTCTGGTGACTTGGTTTTGAAACAAGATAAAGATGCAGTTAAAAGGTCAATAAGAAATATAATGTTGACCAACCATTACGAAAGACCATTCAAACCAAACTTTGGTGCAAACTTAAGAAGTCTTTTATTTGAACTTGCAGATGATATTACTAAAATGGAAATAAGACAGCAAATAGTTGAAGCACTTCAAAATTTCGAACCAAGAGTTGCAGTTGATAATATTTATTTGACACAAGATAGAGCAAACAGATTACACATCAATTTACACTATGGTGTTAGAGGTGTTAAAGAACCACAAGAATTAGAAGTTATATTACAGAGAGTAAGATAAAATGGCCACAGTAAAAAGTTCACAAGTCAATATTACCGATTTAGATTTCGATGATATTGCATCTAATCTAAAAGAATATCTTAAGGGTCAATCGACTCTTAAAGACTACAATTTCGAAGGTAGTAATATTAGTATATTGATTGACCTTCTTGCATACAGTTCACATGTATCAGCATTCAATGCAAACATGGTTGCATCTGAATTGTTTTTGGATACTGCACAAATAAGAAAGAACATTGTTTCTCGTGCAAAAGAAATTGGTTATACTCCGACTAGTGCAACTGCCTCAATGGCAAAGATTGACCTACAGGTAAACAATCCTTTGATTGGTGGTGAGACTCCTACATCTTTAACTCTTAATAGAGGACATAAATTTAAAACAGTTTATGATGGTGTATCTTATCCATATGTTTTATTAGAAACAAAAACAATAAGTCCAATCAATGATGTATTTAAATTTGAAGGTCTTGAATTGTATCAAGGAACAATGAACTCTGATATCTTTGCTTACAATGGACAAATACAAAACCAAAGATTTCCATTAACAGAAGAGTTAGTTGATACATCATCTATCACAGTTACAGTACAATCAACAGGTGGTTCATCCTCTGCATGGTCACAGGCAACTGATATTAGTTCAGTAGATAAAGACAGTACAGTATGGTATGTACAGGAAAATGACCAAGGCCAATTTGAAGTATACTTTGGTGATGGTGTTATTAGTGCAGAACCTTTAGATGGTGACAACATAACAATTTCATACCTAGTAACAAACGAACAACATACAGAAGATGCAACTATATTTTCAATGACAGATAACATAGGTGGAAACTCCGATGTTACACTTATAACTACACATGCTTCTTCTGGTGGTAAAGATAAAGAAGGTGTTGAATCAATTAGATTTGCAGCTTCTAAATTCTATACCTCACAAAATAGATTAGTCACAGTAGATGACTACAAATCTAAACTACAAACTTTATATCCAGGCGCAGATTCAATATCAGTCTGGGGTGGTGAAGACAACAACCCACCACAATATGGAAAGATATTTATTTCAATTAAACCATCTCAGAATGTAAATAAATTAACAACATCTGAAAAGATTTTGTTAAAAGATAAAATGAGAAAATTGAATATGTTAACAGTCAGACCAGAGATTGTTGATGCACAGATAATTGACATTATAGTTAATACTGTATTTAAATACAATCCTCGTGCAACAACTAAAACTGTGTCTGAATTAGAAACACTTGTAAGAGCTGCAATCATTACACATGACAGTACTTACCTTAGTGGGTTTGACAGTATCTTTAGGCACTCAGTTCTAACATCAGATATAGACAGTGCAGAATCTTCGATTCTTTCGAATATAACAACTGTTAAACTTAGAAAAACAATTACCCCAACTCTTGGTCAATCTTTAGGATATACTGTAGAGTTTGGAGATGGTAATTCATTCTACAGTCCTCATATTGGACACAACAAACATGGTGGTGGTATAACTACCACAACAGGATTTAAAGTATCTGGGTATACAGATACATACTACTTTGATGATGATGGAGAAGGTAATCTCCGAAGATATTCATTAAGTGGTTCAACAAGAGTTTACGCCGATAGTCAAGCAGGAATAGTTGACTATACAAATGGTAAAATAACTGTAAATGGAATAAACATAATTGAAACATCTAATACAGATGGTTCAATATTCTTTACAGTAATTCCGAATTCATATGACAGTGTTGCATATAGAAGTAATCTTCTAGACATCAATACTTCATTGATAAGTGTGACTGGTGCAACAGACACCATCGCATCTGGTGATACGAGTGCTGGGGTGGGATATACATCCTCATCTAGTTACTCCTAAACTATGATTCATGTATATGCATGAAGTAGAATTCCCACAATTATGTGGGTTTATAATAATGCTAAATTTAAGAGGAAACTAAAATGGCAGATAAAAAAGTAACAGCCCTAACAGACTTGGGTACAGGTATAGCAGGTGAAGACTTGCTACATGTTATTGATGACCCTTCTGGAACTCCAGTAAACAAAAAGGTGTCAGTCAGTAATGTAATTAACAACCTTCCAGACTACATTGGATTTGCACAAGCAATGGAAACAGTGTCGTTCTCTGGAAGTGCTATAACAGCAACAGCAGGTGTGTGGGGTCACTCAATTACTTCGCATTCTTCTGGTACATCAACTCTTGCATTACCAAATGGTTCTACAGGACAAATTAAATATTTTGTTCTTGCCAATGATGGTGGTGCTGATGTTGACATCGACCCTTCTGGTACATTAAGTGGTGGAACTAAGGTAACACTTAGTGCTACTGGTGAATCAGTAGTCATGATGTATAGTGGTACTGCATGGTTCGTTATAGGCGGACATGGGTTTGTTGTTTCATAAGGATAATTAATAATGCCGATTCTCAACGATAGGATAGTAGACCAAATTGATGAACTCTTACCAGAGTATATCAATGAAGAGGGACAAGGACTCAAAAGGTTCATGTCTGCATACTTTGACTTTCTTGAGAAAGGCATCCTTATACACAAACAAGGAACAGACCTTGATACAATAGGTTTAGAAGATGGGGAAGGTGCAATCTTACAAGAGAATGCAACCTTCTCTCCTTCTCCTATTTCTAGTGCAAAGATTCTAAAAGAACAGTTAGGTATAGGTGAAGGTTCAGCTACACAAACTGGTTCTTGGGAAATAGGTGAATATGTAGTTGGTTCAACATCTGGTGCAACTGCAAGAATCGATGTTATTGGAAACACATCCAATAAACTATACATCGAAGTATTTACTGAGGCACAATTTTTACCAGATGAAACAATCGTTGGTCAGAATAGTGGATACACTGCAAAGGTTGATTCCTTTGAAGGTGGTGCATTGTTCGCTGCAAACAATCTGTTAGACTATGCAGATGTAGATAAGACAACAGGGGACTTTTTGGAATACTTCCGAAAAGACTTCATGCCTTCGATTGACACAAAAATAATTGCAGATAAAAGATTACTTGCAAAACATATTAATAACATCTACCTAGCAAAAGGTAGTATGGCATCATACGATTTCTTATTTAGAATTCTGTATGGTGAAGACATAACAATCGTATATCCTAGAGATAATATGATTGCACCATCTCAATCCAAATGGCTTGAGTATACAGTCATACATTTACATTCTACAAAAAACCTACTAGACTATTCACAAGGAAAAGTAGTTAAGAAAGATAATGAAGGAACAGTAGTAACTGAAATACAAGCAGATACAATTAGTAGAGTTCAAGCATCTGGTGAAGGTGAGAATGTTTATAGAATCACTATTATGGAGCCATATACAGGTTCATTAAATATTGGTGATACAGTAGAATTACAATCAAGATACAGTAGTTTAAAATTTCATAATGCAACTGTTAGAGGTATCGTATCAAATTTAGATGCGACCGATGGTAATGTTCTTCTAACACTTGAGTCTGAAACAGGAACAGGATTTGTTTCATCAGAATCAGATAATACAGAAGCATTTCAAATCGAAGCAGAAGAAACAGGAAGTATACTTCTTCTGGAAGAAGGAACACAATCAGACAATAGTCTAAATGAAGTTCATGGAAAAACTCCAATATTAGTTTTAGAGACAGTAAACACCACAAGTACAACAGCAGTAATTGGTGGTTCAATGAAATCCGAAGAAGTATCAAGAGGTTCATTATATTCTCCATCTGATAATGTTCCAATCAATTTACCACAATCAGAACTTGGTGTTGGTAAAGTTGCAAAAGCATTAGTTGGTACTGTTGAAGATGGTAAGGTAGAAAAAGTAATAGTAGACCCATCAAACACAGGACAAGGTTATGATGATGGAGACCTAGTTGTATTTGATAACAGGGATTCTGGTGGTACACTTGCACGAGGTATAATAACATCTGTTTCTGGAGATATTCTTTTAGAAAGTGGAACTACATTTGGTTCATTCGAATTTGTTGCAACTGCTGGTCAAACTACATTTAGTGGAAGAGATAAACATAATGAACTTTTAGTTTATGACCCAGAAAAAGTTATGGTCAGAGTTAAGAGAACAAACCAATCTCAAAGTATTGCAGCTCAAGGTGGTAATGTTACCTTTACAAATTTTGAAGAAGTAAGAGGAAGTGCCAATGTTGGTCTCAATGGAAACTCTATAGTATTCACAGGAACTTATGCAAACGCTTCTCATGCAAATTATGTTGGTGCAGCTGGTACTATCATCGAAGTGTTTGCACAACCAGAAGAAACAACTTTAATTTTAGAAGATGGATTACAATCAACTGGTGAAGATAAAATTCTTTATGACCAATCTGGTGCAAACCCAACTGGTGCAATCTCAAGAGTTAGAGTTACAACAAGTGGAGTTGGGTATACTAAACTTCCAAAAGCATATCCAGGCGGAGAAGTATTCTATAGTGAAGACTTAGATTATGTTTCAACAATTGAAAAAGCAAATTTTGCAATAGGAGAAACAGTTACATCTGGAACTACAACTGGTGTTCTGGTTGACCATGACAAAGGTGCAAAGAAACTTATCATAGGTAAACTACAAACTACAACTGATACTACAACATTTGGTGTAAGTGATACAATCACAGGTAGTTCTTCTGGTACAACTTGTACAGTAGTCCAGAACAGTTTCACAACAGGAAAAGGTGCAAAATTATTAGCATATGGTAAGTCTATTGGAACTGTAGGAGAACTTAGAATAATAGATGAAGGAAACCATTTCGATAAATCAAATGGTATAACAAACTTCACAAACCATTTTATAATTGGTAGACAATCTGCACAACCAGTTCTTAACACTACTGTAACAGGAGATGTTAGTGGTGCAATTGGTACAGTTGTAAATATTGATGGTGACAGAAATATTCTATCAATAAATTTAACAAGTGGTGTTTATAGAATAGGAGAACAATGTACTGCATCCGATGGAAAGACTTTTCAGATATTAGAAGGTAATCCAGCAACAGCAAGTGCAAAACAAAATACTATTGCAAAGATTGATGGAAACTATACAAGTGATATAGGTTTCCCTTCTGTAACATCACAAAGAATACAAGATTCAAAATTCTATCAAGACTTTTCATATGTAATTAAGGTTGGACAAAGTATTAACAAATATCGTTCAGTCGTTCAACAGTTATTAAATCCAGCTGGAACAATCTTCTTTGGTGAAGTTGCAATTACAAACAACCTTGATGGTAGTGCAGAAACATATAGAAGTGGTTCTAAGACAGAAGGATTTGATGGAGATAGAATTACAAGGTCATTTGTACCAACACTTTATATTGGTTCTAAGATTGACCCAGCAAAAATTATTTTAGAAGAAGGAACAGTTGCATCTGGAGAAGAAGATGTATTCTATGCAGAAGAACAAAATATAATTTTAGAATCTGGAGAAGGTGTTGCAGTTACAGAAAGATTCCTTGCAGATGATAAAATAAAACTAACACTAAACAATGGTGGAATGTCTCCAGCAGGTTCAACTGCATTTACAGTTGGTGAAACAGTAACACAGAACTTATTCAAGACTGCAAGTGGAGATATTGCAACAATTAAAGGTAGAGTAGTATCAATAGATGGTAACGATTTAATCGTTGACCAGATTAGACCAGATAATACTGCAATCAAACAATTTACAGTAGAAGGAAAACGAGGTGGTGTCTGGGGACTATTCTTACCTACAGGTGCATTATGGAAAACAAATCAATCTGATACTACAGTAGAATATGTGCATGGTGTTATTGGAGAAACCTCTGGTGTTAAATCACATGTTGCAACAGTAGTAAACAACAGTACTAAAACAGACCAAGGCTCTGGACAAGCATTTATTATTGGAGAGGATATTACAGAATCCGATGTTGGATTATACGATAGAATTATTCGTGCAAATGTAACTGCACATGGACATAAGGTAGAAAAAGAAATAGAGATATATCCTCATTATGCACATCACAGATTATATTATACTACATTGAATAATGCTTTGTCAATAGGACAAACAATTAAAAACAATGGTAAGTTAGGTCGTGTCATGGAACACGATACAGTCAATAAGTTTATTATTGTCTGGTCTGGGTCAGATTCATTTGGTGCAAACTTAGGAAGTTTCAGTACAGGTGTAGTAACAAACGAAGCAGGAAATACAACACACTTTACTGCAACAGTAGTAGAAGAACATCATGTACATGAAAGAATAGTAGATTTCTCTAATGGACATTATACCACAGTTTCTACTCCAAGTCGACCATCAACAAGTGTTGATACAAATGCATTTGCTCATAAAACTTCTGAGTATTACGAAGGTGCAAACAGACAGCACAGAAAGAACATCACAATTCTACAAACCTTTGCAACTGCAAATACAAGGTCTGGTAGAACATTAACGATTGTTCCAGATATCAATGAATCTGTAAATCAACATGGTAAAAGAGGAAGTGGTGCAACAACTGCTATAGTACAAACAGGTGGATTGGATTGGGGTGAATCAACTAAGAATGCTGGTAGGGATTCTATAATCAATAACCTTGCAGTAGGAAATAGTAATCATCTTGTTCCATCCGATGCAAAACGAATTAACTCAGTTGCAAATGTTGATGAGGAATATATTGTAACAGAAGATGGTTCATATCTTATAGAAGAAATAGACAATGGGTTCTTAATGATAGAACCAGAGGCTGCAGAAAACATTTATACAACAGATGGTAAATACTATACTGGTATTCTTTGGACTGTAGACCCAACAGAAGAAATCACATTAGAGAGTGGTACTAATGGTGATAGACTTGCATTAGAAGATGCAACAGATATAGAAACACACGAAAGATTTGTGACTGAAAGGTCATTTAACTTGGGTTCATACTTTATGAAATCCGAAGTACAAGATACACTTGTATATGAGGATGGTACAAGGATAGTCCAAGAAAATGCAATATCATTTGGTGAACCAGTCGAAAGACTTGGCCCAACACTAGGTGACCTTGCAAAAATAGGTTTCTCTCAATCACTTGAGATTGAAGATAGACTTAGATTAGAATCTGGAAATGCAGTTGGAACAACTCCAACTTCAAGTAACGGCTGGGATAAGGGTGATTTAATCCTTATGGAAAATGGTGTTCCACATGGACATTCAAATTACGATGGTTCAGTTGGTGGAAGGATTCTACATGAAGCACCTTATGAAGGTGTTAAAATTAGTGATATAAGTACTTTATATCCAAATAATAGTATTTCTGATTTACAGGAACATAGTGGAAGAACAATGATATTAAATTATCCTGCTTCTGTACAATCTGGTGTATAAATACATATAAATACTTAATAGAAAATATTTTTTAACTTAGAGGAAGGAAAAAATGGCAGCGATTATTACAGAAAAATTCAGACTGCACAACGCAAAGGAATTTAAACAGAGTGCTACCGAAACTGGTAATGCAATGTATATGTTTATTGGAAGACCTATTGCGTGGTCAGATGATAATAATCCACCTACTCCAGTTGACTCTTTAAACGATGAGTATGATGCATATGCAAATATGACAGCTTTGAAGAAAGTTTCATCAACAGATGTAAGTCATGCCATTATCCGAAGAGACTGGACAAGTGGAACAAAATATGATGAGTATAGACATAACTACTCATCAAGCAACACCGCAACTAGTGGTGCAACAACTTTATGGGCATCAACATTCTATGTTGTAACCAGTGATTATAATGTATACAAATGTATATCTAATAATGGTGGTGTAGGAAACTCAACAGTAATGCCTGTAGGAACAGGAACAGCCCTAATAACAGGGGCAGACAATTATACATGGAAATATATGTATTCTATTTCTGCATCCGATGTTATTAAATTCGTAACATCAGACTTTATACCAGTTAAAACACTTGGTAGAAAAGCTGCAGTTGATGGAGAAGTTGCTGGACTAGGAAGTGCAGCTGCAGATGATAACTCTGCACAATGGGATGTAGAAGAAGCTGCAATTGATGGACACATACTTCATGCAAGAGTGAAGGCTGGTGGAACTAACTATGGTTCAGATGGACAGTCAAATGTTGCAATAAGTGGTGATGGTGCAAGTGGACAGATTAGAGTAACAGTATCATCTGGTGTAATTACAGCAGTATCAATTCAAAATATTGGTTCTGGTTACTCAGTTGCAAGTATAGATAATACTGTACTTAAAACTGCAACAGGTGGTGGTTCTGGTTCTGGTGCTGACATTGAAATAATTATCAGTCCTAAGAATGGACATGGTTCAGATGCAGTAGAAGAATTAGGTGGAAACTATGTCATCGTAAACTCTCGTTTAGAATATGCAGAGGGTTCTGGTGACTTCCCAACAGATAACGATTTTAGACAAATAGGTTTGATTACAAATCCAACTAATATAGCTTCAGATACTTTATCAAGTGCAACAACACTAAGTGCATTAAACAGATTCACTATGAATAGTAGTGCAACATTACCAGTAGTAGATGACTACATTGCAAATGCTGGAACAGTCGTTTCTGGAACTGCTGTAGGAAGAGTAGTATCAGTAGATGCAACTAATAGATATGTTTATTATCTACCAGCAGTTGATTCAGTAGGAAACTACAATGCATTTGCAAACAGTAATGTAATACATGCTGGAACAGCATTAGGTTCTCTTGCAAGTAAAGGTAACCTTGAATCTAGTAATGCAGTAAGTAGTGCATACCCAGAAGTAAAAAGAAATTCTGGTGATATAGTATATCTAGAAAATAGGGGTGCAGTAGCAAGGGCTGCTGACCAGATTGAGGACATCAAACTAATAATTGAAATGTAGGATAACTAACAGTGGCTCAAAAAACAGACCTTAATGTTAGTCCTTATTATGATGATTATGCAGACTCGAAGAATTTTCATCGAGTTCTGTTTAAACCATCTGCTGCAATACAGGCTAGGGAACTAACACAATTACAATCAATACTTCAAAACCAAATTGAGAGGTTTGGTTCTCATATCTTCAAAGAAGGTTCAATCATTCTTGGAGCAAGAACTAACTATGATAATCAATACTTTGGAGTAAGGGTTGAAGACATTAATCCAAATGGAGCTGGAGTTCAAGCAACAGAATCTTTTCGTGTAGATGCAATTGGTAAATTTTATCAAGGAGAAACTTCTGGTGTTGTATGTAAGGTTGTTAATACAAGTCAGAAGACATCTGATGACCCACTAACATTACATGTTAAATATCAAAGAACTGGTAACTCTGGTTCTACATTCTATACAGAATTCTTAGATGCAGAAACATTAAATGAAGTAACTCAAGACTCAAACAATCTTGGTGGTTATTCTTCTGCATCATCAAACAATCAATTCAAAGTTTATTCAATAGCAGGGTCTACAAATGTAGGTTCAATGGTTGGTTCAGCTGCAAATATTTCAGAAGGTATTATATACACCAGAGGAATGTTTGTCAGAGTACCAGAACAAACTCTTATCTTAGAGAAGTATTCTAACTCTCCATCCTACAAGGTTGGTGTAGATGTTGCAGAAACACTTACATCATATTCCGAAGATACATCATTGTTAGACAATGCACAAGGTTCAACAAACGAAAATGCGCCTGGTGCTGATAGATTAACATTAACAATGACCCTTGCAAAGAAAGCAATAACTGCAACAGACTCGACAGACTTTATAGAGTTAATGAGACTATCTGCTGGTGAAGTAGTTAAAAAACAAGAGATTACAGAATACAACAGACTCCAAGAAACAATGGCAAGAAGAACATTTGATGAGTCTGGTGATTATACATTACAACCATTTACAATGTCTTACAGAGAACATTTAAATGATTTATCTAACAATGGTGTTTATACTTCAACAGATACACCTTCTGGAAATGCAAATAAATTTATTTCAGTAATATCTTCTGGTAAAGCATATGTTAGAGGATACGAGATAGATAAACAAGTTCCTACATTTTTAACCTTTGATAAAGCAAGAACAACACAATCAAAAAATAATGTTGCATCTGCATTTAGGATTGGAAACTTTTTAAAGATTGATACAATCTATGGTTTACCAGATATAAGTGCAACTGGAGATTCAAATGCATATTCAGAGATAGGTTTATATGATACTGCTGGAGCAAATGTTGCTGGTAATGGAAGTGCAAATGGAAGTTTAATTGGTTATGCAAGAGTAAGAGCATACGAACAATTTGATACATCAAGTGATGCATTGTATTTATTTGATGTACAAATGTTTACTCAATTAACAACTGCGTCAGTTTCACTTGCAAAAGGACAAAAAGTTAAAGGAACTACTTCTGGTGCAACAGGTATTGTTGCAGAAGCAGTATCAAGTGGAACAACAGTAAAATTACATAGTGTTGTTGGAACATTTAATACAAGTGATACATTAAGAAAACATCAGAACTCATCTGGTGGTGTAGCAGTTAGTGCAATTAGAAACTACGATATAGGTAGAATAAGAAGTGTGTTCCAAGACAGAGGAACAGGAAACTTCCAAGAGTTTGGTGCAAATGTCGTATTAGAAGACAACCAAACATTAACAGGTAGTGGAACAGTCACATTAGATGGTGATTCAAGTAACGATACTATAACAGGTATTTCATCTAGATTTACATCTGAACTACAAGAAGGTGACAGTTTACTATTAGCAAACAATGCAACTACTACAGTTGTAAGTGTTGCATCAGACACATCTGTAACAGTTACCGATATTACATCTGGAACTTCTGGAACTATTAGTGGTAACATCGTAAGACAAAGAGCAAAATTTTATAAACAAGACCAAACAGTTGCAATCTCTGGTTTACCTAATAATGGAATTAAAGAAATTACAGGTATCGAAACAGAAATCGTAAGAAGAATGGTTGTAACAACATCCGATGGTAATGGAGATGTTACAGTATCATCTACAGATGGTACTTTCGTTGCATTTAGTGATGATGATTATCATGCAGTAGTAGAAACTACATCAACAGCTTCAAGAACTCCGATTGCCCTAACTTCTAGTAATGTAACAGTTAACAATGGTGCAAACAGTGGTTCAGTTGTAATAGATGTTGGAGTTGCAAGTAAAACTTGTAAAGTTATTGTAACAGTTCAAAGAGGAACAGTAGCAGCTGCAACTAAGACACTTGTTAAGGGTGCATGTGCAGTTGTTAATACTGCAAACTCAACTACTAACTATGGTAATTCATATCAACATACAGATATAACAGTTGGTGTGGCAGATGTCTATGAGATACGAGGTGTCTTTGAGGGTGGTAATGCATTAAACCCAAGTGGTGATGGTTCAACTTTTGTAACTGCACCAACCCCACCATCATTTAGATATACTGCTGATGCTGGTAGTAATGCATTGTCTACTGCTGGAACAGAGATTGTAGGTAATGTTTCAAATGCAAGAGGTATTCTAATTGAGAATGACTCTAATGTTTGTTACTTCTACTATGTAGATGGTTCTGCAAAATTCCAAAGTGGTGAAGGTGTAACCTTTACAGATGGAACTGATAAAGCAGGAACTATTGGAAGTTTAACAGCAGGTTCAAAAGAGATTACAGATAACTTTGTCTTTGATGATGGTCAAAGAGATGGTTACTATGGTATATCAAAAATAACTAGAAAGAAAAATGCACCAACACCTAATGGCCCACTAATGATTGTATTTGATTACTTTACACATAGTGCTGGAAATACATTTAATGGTACATCTTATTCTGGTATGGAGATTGATAAAATACCAAACTATGTTGCAGATAGATTTGACCCAACTGCATCGTTTGATTCAGATGGTGACTTTGCACTTGCAGATAGTATAGACTATAGACCAGTTGCAGCTAGACTACTTGGAACTGCACCAAATAATAATGTGGATAGTCCACAAAATATTTCTGGTATTTCAACATATCCATTCTCATATGGGTCAACTGCATTTGAAGGAAATGGTTCATTAAGTAATGACCTTGCAAAAATAGGTTCTAATATAACATTAGACTATGACCATTATCTTCCTAGAAAAGATAGAGTATTCTTAACTTCATTAGGTGAGTTTGTTGTGGTTACTGGTGAACCATCAGACAGTCCTAAGAAAGGTGCAAAAATTGATAATGCAATCGAGATTGCAGAAGTGTTTGTTCCAGCATTTACTCCAGATGTGGGTGAAGTAGAAACAAAATTAATTCAACATAGAAGATATACCATGAGAGATATAGATGGTATACAAAGAAGATTAACACAATTAGAAACAGCAGTTTCTCTTTCTATGTTAGAAGAAAAAACAGAAACATTACAGGTTTTAGATGATGAAGGATTTGACAGATTCAAATCTGGTTTCGTTGTAGACCCATTTAAAGGTCATGGTGTTGGAGATGTATTCCACCCAGACTATGGTATTGCAGTAGACCAAAGAGAAGGTATTGCAAGACCAGCTCACAGAACAAATTATTTTGATTTAGAATTTAATAGTGGTGTTTCATCAAACATTACAAAGAGTGGTGATTTGTTAACATTACCATTCACAGAAACAAATTATATCTCTGCAAATAAAGCATCACAACAAGTCAATGTTAACCCATATGATGTTGCAAACTTTGTAGGAAGATTAGAACTAAGTCCAGACAAGGATGTCTGGCATGACATGGAACAACTACCAAGTATTACAAGTTCTCAAGAAGGTAGTTTCGATGCAGTACTTGCTGGGGTTGAATTAGGAACAGTCTGGAATGATTGGCAACAAACATGGTCTGGAACTCCTATAGTCACATCAAATTCAGACAATGTACTAGAAGGTGCATTTCAAGGTATTGAACCAGAAGAGTTTGAAGTAGTCAGAGGTGGTCGAAGAGGTGGAAGAGGTAGAAGAAGAATTCCTAGAGGAAGAGGAAGAAGAGCAGTTACAACTACAGTCACCAGAACAATACCTACAAGAGAACAAAGAACAGGTATCATAACTAACATTGTAGAAGACATAGTAACAACAAGAAACGATAGAGTAGTTGGTGTATCTGCTGTTAACTTCATGAGAACAATTGATATAACAATTACAGGTGAATTGTTAAAACCAAATACTGCATTGAATGTATTCTTTGATAACATTCAAGTCAATGCACATTGTACTCCAGCATCTGCAACTTATGGTGTAGGTGGTGCAACTGCAAAAGGAACACAACTAGTAACCGATAACAGAGGTAAACTAAATGCAACATTTACAATACCAAATGATGATACACTAAGATTTGAAACTGGTGTTAGAACATTAAAGGTTACTGATACTACAACAGTAGATAGTGCATTGTCAACAACTTCTGCATTTACAAACTTCATGGCAAATGGTTCGTTGACATCACAACAAACAGAAATTATAAACACAAGAAATGGTAGATTAGTTCAAGAGTCAGTAAGTGAAAGTAGAGCAAACCAAGTAACTACATCTAATACTACAACAAGATGGGTTGACCCACTTGCACAATCGTTCTTAGTAGAACAAGAAGAAGGTGTCTTTATTAATTCAATCGATGTATTCTTTAGTGCAAAAGATGCTGGTGGATTACCAGTAACATGTTCAATTAGACAAATGTTAAATGGTTCACCTACACAGAAGATTATGCCTTTTGCAGAAAAGACATTATATCCAAGTGAGGTATCAGTAAGTGCAAATGCACAAACATCAACTAAGTTCTCATTCCCATCACCAGTTTACTTAAATCCAAATACAGAATATTGTTTTGTACTTGAGTCAAACTCAAATGCATACTTAACTTGGGTTGGTCAGATGGGTGACTTTGATATTCATACAAAAGAACCAATTGATAAACAACCATATGCTGGTGTATTATTTAAATCACAAAACAGTTCAACTTGGACACCAGAACAAATGCAAGATTTGAAATTCAATATCAATCGTTGTTTATTTAATACTGGTGGAACTGCTGTATTAGAAAATAAAGCAATCCCAAGTAAAAAATTAAAATCTAATCCAATAGAAACTATTAGTGGAGATAGAGATAGACTTAAAGTTCATCATCAATCACATGGTATGTACGACCAAGATTCTAATGTAACAATTTCTGGAGTAGAAGGTGATAAGGATAATGGTGTATTATCAGTAACTTCAAGTGCATCTGGAACAGGTGTGGTTAATACTTACACAGGTGTAGGTGGTACTGCTGATAATAATGGTTCTGGTGCAACATTTGATATTACACTAGACACAACTACAAGTATTAGTTCAATTAAAATTAACAACCCAGGCTTTAACTATGCAGTTAATGAAACAGTTACAATTAGACAAGATTCAGTCGGTGGTTCTGGTGCAACAACATTCTGTGTAATAACAGTTGCATCTATAGAAGACACTTTGGGTGGAATACCAATTGGTAAAATTAACACAACCCATACAACATTCCAATCATTTGATATGGATTCATATGAGGTTAATATAAGTTTAGGAAATCATCTTGGTGCAACAGAATCAACAAGAGCAGGTGGAGATAATGTATTTGCATCTGAAAATATGTATTATGATGTTATTCATACTTTAGTACCAAATGTTGTTTATCCTAAAACTACATTAACATCTAATATGTTTAAGACAAGTACAGGTGGTGTAAATGCAAACACAACTGGTAATAGTTATGTTAAAGCATCTTCAAGTCAAACATTAGTTTTGAACGATAATAACTTTATGGTTACATCTGGTATCGTTGCATCACAAATCAACGAAACGAATGAGATGGCATCTGTAAAATCATTTAGATTAAGTCTTGGATTGACTTCCGAATCTAACTTTGTATCACCAGTAATTGACTTAGGAAGTATTGGTGCAAACACAGTTATGAATAGAATCAACCATGTTACCACAGGTAGTGACCTTGCAGCTAATACAACTTTAGTTGAAGGGACACAACCAGATGGAGATAACAATGCAGCTATCTATTGTACAAGATTAGTACAATTAGAAAATCCAGCATCACAACTAAAAGTAATCTTTGATGGATTCAGAGCAGCTGGAACTGCTGATGGTGAAATTAAAACATATTTCAAACTATTAAAAGCAGATAGTACATTACCTATTGAAGAATTAGGTTGGACAGAATTTGCAACAACAAATGTACCAGATGCAGACTCAAGTAAGTTTAGGTCATATGAATATGATGCAACTAACCTAGAAGAGTTTGTAGGGTTCTCAATTAAAATTGTAATGAAGAGTAAAGATACAACAATGCCTTGTGCAATCAAAGCATTTAGAGGATTAGCACTTGCATAAGAAAGTAAAAGGTCATGACCATCTAATTAAAGATGAGTTTAGTAAAGCAGTTATAAATACTGATACAGAAGGTTATACTTTATATAAAAAGAGAAGAACTCTCATGCAAGTAAAGAATAATGAAATACAGGAATTAAAATCAGAAGTATCAGAATTAAAGATAATGATGACAAAAGTATTGGAAAAAATATAAATGGCTAAAAGTGTAAGTAATAACGAAACCTTAGAAGTTTTAAGACAGTCTTATAACGACCTCGTAAATGAGGTTGGTGGATTAGGAACGCTTAGAACAAATCAAAAATCTACATTGGTAGATTCTATCAATAGTATTATTGACCAATATTTTTATTTTCAAGATTTCGAATATGATGGGTCAGATGGTGCAAGTTCAAATAGAACATTTAGTGGAAACGACAACTTTGGAAACTCATTAAACTATTCAGTTAACAGATTACTAGTATTTAAAAATGGTACACTACTCAGAAGTGGTACAGACTACTCTGCAGCTAATGGTACAAGTATTACTCTTGCATCTTCCGCTGCAAACTCAGATGTAATAAGAATCACATCTTTTACTGGTTCATACGAAGGTATTGCTGGTACTACTGCAGCTGCTACAACTCAATGGACTAAGACTGGTGCTGGTTCTATTTACAATCACGATACTACTGCTGGAGTTGTTATTAATTCAGATGCAACTAGTGTTGTTACAACACCAGCAAGTGGATATGGTATCCAACTAGAATCCGATGGTTCAAACATTTATTTAAATACTGGTGGGACTTCAAAAGAAGTATTTGTAAATGGTAATTTAAATTTAACAAGTGGTGCAACCATTAAAGTAAATGGTTCACAAATAACTGCATCAGATTTATCTGGATTTAGTGCAAGTTCAAGAGCTCTTTTCTCTGCTGGTAATGGTATAGCATATAATAGTTCAACTGGTCAAATCTCTGCAACTGGTTCAGCAGATACAACAGGTAACGCTGCAACTGCTACTGCATTACAAAATGCAAGAACAATACATGGAGTATCTTTTAATGGTACTGCAAATATAGATTTAACAGAACAGATACAAGATACTGTGGGTGCATTAATCTCTGGTTCTGGTTCAACAACTGCAACTTACAACGATAGTGCTGGAACATTAGTTATATCTTCAACAGGTAAAACAACAGAAGAGATACAAGACATCGTAGGTGGAATGGTATCATCTAATACTGAAACTGGTATTGCTGTAGCATACGAAGATGGAGATGGTACTTTAGACTTCACAATTGCAGATGCAAGTACTTCTGCAAAAGGTTTAGCAAGTTTTAATAGTGGTCAATTCTCAGTATCAAGTGGTGCAGTACAACTTGCAACTGCACAAGTTATTCCATCTCAATCATCACATAATGGTAAGTTCTTAACAACTAATGGTAGTGCATTAAGTTGGGGTGCAATCTCACAAACAGATACAACCTATTCAACATCATTTGTAGATAGTTCTAATGATGCAATTCTCAGATTAACTGCTGGTGGTTCTGGGTCTGGAAACGATGATTTAAAATTTGTAGCAGGAAGTAATATTACTTTAACACCAAGTGGTGATAACTTAACTATTGCATCAACTCAAAAAACTCAAGAAGAAATAGAAGACATTGTAGGTGCAATGTTTACTGGTACTGGTGCAACTTCTGTATCTTATAATGATTCCACAGGAACAGTCACAGTCAATTCTACAGATACCAATACCGACACTAATACTAACCAACTTACAGTTTGGAATATAGCTGCAAATGGAACTGCTGGAACAGACCAAGTTAGTCATGGTGATACAGTAACATTTAGTGGTGCTGGTGCAACAACTGTAACTCGTTCTGGTGATGATATCACAATTACTTCAACAGATACAAACACTAATACAACTTATTCAACAGCAACATCATCTGCATTAGGTCTTGTTAAAATTGGATATTCAGAAAATGGTAAAAACTATCCAGTTGAATTATCAAGTGGTAAAATGTTTGTCAATGTGCCTTGGAGTGATACCAATACTGATACTAACACTGTAACCTCAGTTGGTGTTTCTGGTCAACAGAATACAGGTACAATTACTCTTGCAGCTTCTGGTGCATCTTCTATATCACAATCTGGTAATACAATTACAATTAATTCAACAGATACTAATACCGACACCAATACAACTTATAGTGCTGGAGTTGGATTATCATTATCTGGAACTTCATTCTCTGTATCTAATATCTATGCACGAAACATGAACCAATATACCGACTCTGGTTCTGTAGTTACTTTTGCTGAAGTTAGGTCAACAGGTAATATCACTGCATACTACTCAGATGATAGATTAAAAACTAGATTGGGTAGTATAAAAAATCCAGTAGATAAAGTATGTGCATTAAATGGATTCTACTTCAAACAGAACGAAAAGGGTAATGAGATTACTCCACAATATGCAGACCAACTACAAGTTGGTGTATCTGCACAAGAAATTAAATCAGTTCTTCCAGAAGTTGTAGTTGAAAATGCAATTGAAGGTCAATACGATAGTGTCCACTATGATAAAGTAGTTCCTCTACTTATTGAAGCAATCAAAGAACTCAAATCAGAAATCGAAAGTTTAAAGTCTTAAATCGTATAAATACTACTTAGATAACATCAAAAGGTAGTTTTTTTATGGCGAGTATAAGTAATTTATTTGTAGACCAAGGCAGTGATTTTGAAATCACATTGAGCCTTACTGATTCTGTAGATGATGCACTTAACTTAACAGGTGCGTCTTTTTTGGGACAGGTAAGAAAGTCTCATGGTAGCAATACAATTAAAGCAACATTCACTACGACTAATGATGGAACTGGTGGGAACTTAACTGTAAAACTCACCGATGTTCAAACGGCTGCACTTGAGTCTGGAAGATATGTTTATGACATTATCCAAACTGCAAGTGATGGATTAAAAACAAGATTGATTGAAGGGCAGTTAATTGTTACCCCAAGTGTAAGTAGGAGTTAAATATGTCGACCATTAAGGTTCAAGTTGCAAATCCTACTAACAAACAGGTCAAACAAGTTACTGTTGGTAAGATGGATGCATCTACTGTACAAATGAATGATTTGTCTAATGTAGATACAACCACTGTCACACTACAAAGTGGAACTACCCTTATATATGATGCAACAACAGGTAAGTTTGAAGCTGCCAACACAATAGATGGTGGGACTTACTAAAGGATTATATTAGGAGAGATAAATGTCAACAGTAATTCAGATTAAAAGAAGCACAGGTGTTTCTGCCCCTACTACATCTGACTTAGCTCAAGGAGAATTAGCATATTCAATGGATGCTTCCAATAGTGGAAGTGGTGCAATCCTTTATGTAGAGTCACAGAATAGTGGTGGTAACCCAGTAATTCAAAAATTAGGTGGTAAATATTATACCGATATCTTAGATGGTTCAACACCAACACCAGCAGATTTCAAAGTAGGGAATGGTAATTCAACTGGTGGTAGTATAAAATTATACGAAGATTCAGATAATGGTTCAAACTTTACTGCACTTAAAGCTGCAAACTCAATAACAACTGATACAACATATGTACTACCAAGTGCAGATGGTTCAACTGGTCAGTTCTTAAAAACAGATGGTTCTGGAAATTTAAGTTTCGGAACAGTCACAAGTTCATTATCATTAGCTGCAGATAGTGGTTCTAATGATACATTCAATACTGGTGAAACATTAACTTTTGCTGGTGGAGAAGGTATTGATACTACAGTATCAAACAACCAAATACAGATTTCTGGTGAAGATGCAACTACATCCAATAAGGGTGTTGCATCATTTAACAGTTCACACTTTAGTGTATCAAGTGGTGCAGTCTCACTTGCAGCTGCATTATTAGTAACTGAATCCGAAGGGATTGGGTCTAATGATAACGATACAACATTACCAACATCAGCTGCAGTTAAAGACTATGTTGATAACAATTTAACAGCTCAAGATGTTGACTTTGCTGGTGACTCTGGAACTGGTGCAGTTGATTTGGATTCTCAATCCTTAACAATTGCTGGTACAACAAATGAAATCGAAACATCTGCAAGTGGTCAAACACTTACAGTTGGATTACCAAATAATGTAACTATAGGAAACAACCTTACAGTTACAGGTAACTTAACAGTTAATGGTACACAAACACAAGTTAACAGTACTACAGTAACAGTCGATGACCCAATCTTTACAGTTGGTGGAGATTCTGCTCCAGGCTCTGATGACAACCTTGATAGAGGTATGGAATTCAGATGGCACAATGGTTCAGCTGCAAAACTAGGGTTCTTCGGATTCGATGATAGTACAGGCAAATTTACATTTATTCCAGATGCAACAGATTCTTCTGGTGTTATTTCTGGTACAAAAGGTAACCTTGACATTGGTGGATTAGACCTTGCTGGTTCAATCACAAGTGTTGATGGTTCTGCACCAACTGCTGGTCAATTATTAATTGGTCATGGTGGTAATGGAGACATGGTTCTTGCAACCTTGACTGCTGGAGAAGGTGTAGATGTCACTAATGCAAATGGTAGTATTACTATTGCTGGTGAAGATGCAAGTACCTCTAATAAAGGTGTAGCAAGTTTTGCTTCGGCAAACTTTGCAGTATCATCTGGTGCAGTTTCAATTACTGCAATAGATGGTGGTTCTTATTAATAGATAGGAGTTTATTATGAGTAATGGAAAAATCTGGGAAAGAGTAAATACTCATTTTGCAGACAATCTTACTGATAGGTTGATAGACATCCAAATCCCAAATGAGGTGATGGATGCATTATACATTCCCATTGATGGAAAGGTTTTTATCAGTGATGGTGGAAGTTTAACTGCTAAATTAGAGTTAGATAACTCAAATGGTGGTAGAGAACTTGATTTATCATTTAGAGTTGATGGAGACTATCCTACACAGGGATGGTGGGAAACAAAGACTGGATTAGTTGAAAGAACTATGAAAGCAGTCCCTAATGATGTTTTAAATTATTTAGGACTTGGTTTTGCAGATGACCAGATTAATATCAAATATACTGTAGACACTTCTACATGGAGTGCAACATTAGAAAAAGTTTCTGTTATATAACAGAGTAAATATAGGGTATATACCCTAATGACACAAGTGAGTGACAAATGACACAGACAGTCCAATTAAAAAGGTCTGCTACTGCTGGTTCGATTCCGAGTACATCTGATTTAGAATTAGGTGAATTGGCAATCAATACCTATGATGGTAAGGCATACATAAAGAAAAGTGTTGGTGGAACACAATCTGTAGTCGAAGTGGGTGCAGATGTATCCTCAGACATGACTAATATGGTGCATTATGTATTCAATGCAAGTGCAAACCAAACAACATTTTCAGGCAATGATGTAAATGGTGAATCATTGGGATACACTGCGGGTTTAATCGCAGTATTCTTAAATGGGGTATTCTTAGACCCAGATGATTACACTGCATCAAATGGTACATCAGTTGTATTAGATGATGGTGCAAAATCTTCCGACTATCTTGAGATAGTTGCATGGAAAGCTACTGCAACTTCTGGTCTATTTACTGGTTTATCAACATTCGAATTTACTGCAACTGCAAACCAAACAGTATTAAATGGTGCAGATGAAAATAGTAATACTTTGTCATATACAGTAGGTAAAGTTCTAGTATTCTTAAATGGTGTCCTTATGGACAACAGGAGTGGAACAGACTATACAGAGACAAGTGCAACGACAATAACATTCAGTTCTGGTCTTCAAGTAAATGATACTGTTATTGTAAAGGCATATGCTGGTTCAAAACCATTTACAAGATATCAATATGATATCACTGCAGCTTCTACTTCAAGTATAAGTGGAAACGATGCAAACAATTTACCATTAGGTGTTATTCCCAAATATACAGAAGTATTTGTGAATGGTGTCTTAGTGAAAAAAGGACAATGGAATTCTGGAAGTGGAACTCAAATTAATTTTGAAGAAGCACTTACAGACCCAAACTATGTAATCGATGTCATTGACTATGGTTACAATACTCCAGAAGTAAACATATTTCTGGACACAATCCCTTTCTTAGGTGGTAATTTAGATACCAATGGAAAGGACATAATTTCAAGTGGGACTGATGCAGTCACACTAAAACCATCTACTTATGTAGATGTTCAAGATGGGCCAATGCATATGGAAATATTGTCATCCGACCCATCTGGTGTAGCTAATCGTGCATCCATATATGCAAAGGATATATCGAGTAGTGCAGAGTTGTTTGTGAGAGATGAAGCAGGTAATGTTACCCAAATCTCTCCACATAACACCGAAGGTGAATGGATATACTACTCTGAGAATAGTATAACAGGAAAAAGATTTAAAGTCAATATGGAAAAGATGATTCGTAAATTACAAGAAATCACTGGTGAGAACTTCATTGAAATAGATGAATGACATAAATAACTATAAAGGATTTAATTAGGGAGAAACTATAAAATGCCAACTAAAGCAAGATATCTTGCAGACCTTTTGAATGCATCTGGAGAACTAGACTCCACAGGTGCTATTGAAGCGATACAAGACCAGATTTCAAGTCTGTTTGCTGCTGGAACACATACAGGTATATCATTTACATATAATGACTCATCTGGTACATTTAGTGCAGTAGTAGGAGCAGAATTTATACAAGACACAGTAGGAGCTATGTTTAGTTCCAATACTGAAACGAACATAACTGTAGGTTACGAAGATGGTGATGGAACTATCGACCTTGCAGTAGAACAACAATTAAACAATACATCAGCACCATACTACCATAAAGTTGTAGTTACTGTTTCTAGTGGTAAATTTTTACTAGATGGTGGTTCACAACAAACAGCTAAACTTTCTCCCAATGTTGTTTACAGATTTGACCAATCAGCTGGTAGTAATTCCTCACATCCTTTAAGATTCTCAACAACTAGTGATGGAACACATAATAGTGGTTCTGAAATATCTGCTGGAACAACTATCTACAATAAAGTAGGAACAGCAGGTAATGCTGGTGCATATGTAGAAGTATGTTTTGAAATGGATGCAATGAATCCACACTACTACTATTGTGCAAACCATAGTGGAATGGGTGGAAATGTTCACTTAGGTGAAGTCCCAACTACAACCCAACTTGCAGAAGGAACAAATCAATATCATACAACAGAAAGAGTACAAGATGTTGTGGGTGGAATGGTATCATCTAATACCGAAAGTGGTATTATGGTTACCTATGATGACTCAGATGGTACTTTAGATTTCAATGTAAACGACCCTACCATTTCCTTAACTGGAGATGTGACTGGTTCTGCAACAATGACAGATTTAGGAAATGTTGGAATTACAACCACTATTGCAGCCAATAGTGTTGCATTAGGAACAGACACAACAGGAAACTATGTTGCAACAATTGCTGGAACTGCAAATGAGATTACTGTCTCTGGTTCTGGTTCAGAAACAGCAGGTGTCACGATTTCATTACCAGATGATGTAACTATTGGAGATGACCTAACAGTTACAGGAGATATTGGTGCAACCAATATGACATTAAGTGGTAACTTAACAGTACAAGGAAGTACAACTACAGTTTCATCTTCTACTCTTGCAGTAACAGATGGTGCAGTTAAAGTTGCAAAAGACAACGCTGCAGATGCAATTGACTTTGGTTTATATGGTCAGTATGTTGATGGTTCAACTACAAAATATGCTGGTCTACTATGGGATGCATCCGAATCAAATAAATTTAGATTGTTTCATGGAAACCAATCAGAACCTACAACAACAGTAAATACTTCTGGAACAGGACATGCAACAGGTACTTTACTTGCAAATGTTGAAGGTGCATTAACAGGTAATGCATCCACAGCTTCTGCACTTGCAACTGCAAGAACTATTGCAGTCGCTGGAGATGTAGTTGGTTCTGCATCTTTTGATGGAAGTGGAAACATAACTATTAACTCAACAATTCAAGCTGATTCAGTTGCATTAGGAACAGACACAACTGGTAACTATGTAGGAACTGTAACAGCAGGAACAGGTCTTTCATCATCTGGTGCAACTTCTGGTGAAGGTATTGCACATACATTATCAGTAGACGCTGCACAAAGTGGAATAACGAGTCTTGGTACTCTTACCTCATTAACAGTAGATGATATTACTATTGATGGTTCAAAGATATCTGTAGCCGATAACTCAGCAACTGCTCTTACCATTTCAGAAGGTAGTAATGACTATTTAACTTTTAATACTACAGACTCAGCAGAAACAATATTATTAGGAAAACCTCTTGATACGAATGGTAATGCAATTATTTTTGATGTAGATGGTGATACATCAATTGCTGGTTCACCTATTGATGATATGTTGATATTTAAATCTGGTGGAACTTCATGGTTATTAGCTTCTGCAAATGTTGGTTTATCACCAAATGTTGCATTCCCTCTTGGTAATTCAAGTTATCCATTTACACATTTATTTGTGGACAATATTAATGTTGATGGTAATACCATTAAATCAACTAATTCAGATGGTGATTTAATATTCAAAGGTAATGATGGTGGTTCAGAAATAACGGCTCTTACACTTGATATGTCTGAAGCAGGTGAAGCTACTTTTAATGCAGAAGTAACTGCTCCTACATTTACAGGTGCATTTAGTGGTGCATTAACAGGTAATGCATCAACAGCTACAGCATTAGCAACTCCAAGAACAATTCATGGTGTATCATTTGATGGTAGTGCAAACATTGACTTATCAGAAGTAGTTCAAGACACAGTAGGTGCAATGTTCAGTTCAAACACTGAAACAGGAATTAGTGCAACTTACGAAGATGGTGATGGAACAATAGACCTAGTAGTAAGTGGTACAGCTTCAACAATCGTATCAGACTTCTCAGAAGCAGTTCAAGATGTGGTTGGTGCAATGGTGTCATCCAACACAGAAAGTGGTATAGCAGTCACATATGAGGACTCAGATGGTACTCTAGACTTCAATGTTAACGACCCAACAATATCTCTAACAGGAGATGTAACTGGTTCTGGAACAATGACCAATTTAGGTAATTTATCTTTTGCAACAACAATAGCTGCTGGTGCAGTAGACAATGCAATGTTATCTGGTTCAATTGCAAACAGTAAACTTTCAAATTCAAGTATAACAGTTTCCGATGGTTCAAATACAAGTCCAGTATCATTAGGTGGTACTTTAACTTTTGCTGGAACATCAAACGAAGTAGATGTTGCAGAAAATGCTGGAACAGTAACAGTAGGATTACCAAGTGATGTAACAGTATCAAATGACTTAACAGTTACAGGTAACTTGGTAGTTAGTGGTACAACAACTAACACTGGTGCAACAGTTTCAGATTCAAACTTTACAGGTTTATCAGATGCAAACACAGGAAACGCAACAGACTTTGGTTTCTATGGTAAGTATGTAGAATCATCAACCACAAAATATGCTGGTTTATTCTATGATGCATCAACAGACAATACATTTAGATTATTCTCAGATACACAAACAGTACCTTCAACAACAGTTAATACAAGTGCAACAGGATATACAGTAGGTACATTAATTGCAAACATTACAGGTAATGTAAGTGGTACTTCTGGAAGTACAACAGGAAACGCTGCAACTGCAACAGCACTTGCAACTTCAAGAAACTTTACAGTAAGTGGAGATGCAACTACAGACTCATCACAATCATTTGATGGAACAGGTAATGTTGCATTACCAATTACACTTGCAAACTCTGGTGTATCGGCTGCAACTTATGGTGATGCAAATAGTGTTGCTCAAGTAGCAGTAGATGCAAAAGGTAGAGTAACAAGTGCATCTAATGTAGACATTAGTATGCCTGCATCTCAAGTATCAGACTTTGCAGAAGCAGTATCAGACACAGTAGGTGCAATGTTCAGTTCAAACACTGAAAGTGGTATCACTGTAACATATCAAGATGCAGACAACACAATTGACCTAACAGTAGGTACAGTTGCATTAGGTTCTGGAACATCTGGAAACTATGTTGACAATGTTACTGGTGGAACTGGTGTTACTGTAAGTGGTAGTGCTGGTGAAGGATGGGAGCCTGCAATTAGTATTGGACAGAGTGTTGCAACAACAGCAGATGTAACTTTTGCAGATATAGCTGCAACAGATGTTACTGCAAGTGGTAATGTTGTAATTTCTGGTAATTTAACAGTTAATGGTTCATCTGTAACAAACAGTTCAACAAACACAACAATTGAAGACCAACTTATAGAACTTGGAACAGGTAATTCTGGTTCACCTTCTGGTGATTCTGGTATCATTATCGAAAGAGGAAGTTCTTCAAATGCATTTATGGGTTGGGATGAAAGTGCAGATAAGTTTGTTATGGGAACAACAAGTGCAACTGGAGCCTCTAGTGGTAATTTAACAATAAGTACAGGTACTTTAGTTGCAAACTTACAAGGTAATGTCACAGGAAACACTTCTGGAACTGCAGCTACAGTAACAGGTGCAGCTCAGACTGCAATTACAAGTGTTGGTACTTTAACAGGATTAGCAGTTAGTGGTAACCAAACAGTGGGTGGAACATTGGGTGTTACAGGAGCTGCAACAACAAGTTATACGACAATAGGTGCTAGTGCAAAAGCATTCAGAAATACATTTATACATAGTTCTGCCCCAGGCGGTTCAGATGGAGCAGTAGGTGATATCTGGATAACATACTCATAGTAACCATATATAATGAATGAGGAAATTGATTAATGAGTTCAAAAGTAAAAACTCCAGCAGGATGGAATGAGACTACAGGATGGAGAGTCAAGACTCCATCTGGCTGGAAAAAAGTTGTTGATGTAAAAAGAAAGACTCCAACTGGATGGGAATTCCAGACTGGAACTATACAGGTGCAACAACCCTTTCAGCAGACTTATCAGCAACCATTTCAACAACCTTATCAACAAGGTTACCAACAACCTTATGAACAGACTATTAGTAGACCTACAACTTATGAGGTAACTATACCTAGACCTACTTCATATGAACAGACTATTAATAGACCAGCACAGTTGCAAAACTCTAGACCTGCCAACTATGAACAAACAATCAATAGACCTGCTAACTATGAACAAACAATTAATAGACCAGCACAGTTACAGAACTCTAGACCATCTAGTTATGAACAGACTATTCCGAGACCCACTTCATACGAACAGACAATCAATAGACCTGCTAACTATGAGGTAACAATACCTAGACCTGCTTCATATGAACAAACAATACCAAGGCCTGGAAGTTATGAACAGACTATT